ATTAGTAAACTAACACACATCTGTCCATTCTCAAAGTTGCAGCAATTGTCGCTAAACCATCTGTGTTGTAAGCCAACGCATTAAAGTTAACATCTGTTAAGAATGTACCATACATAATCCATTTCTCAACAACAACACCTGTTGGGTCTAACATCTCAAGGTCAATATCTTTTTTGTACCCTGCAGCATATCCCATACGACCTGTCACTGACTCGGCGTGTAAACGAACCCACTCCATAAGAGCTTGTGCGGCAGACGGTCCAATTGGGTCTCTAAAGACAACGTTAATTGTTTGCCAGTTGAATCTACCTGCAACGTAAGTTGAAGTGTTCAAGAATGGAATTTCAGTCGCAGCAATTGTAATGTGTGGTCTCGAAGTACTTTCTACGAACCATTCATTAATACCTAAACTTGATGGAAACCTTAAAATGAATCGGTTTTGACGTTTCGGTTCATAAGGAATCGGCATTTTCATCAGTAAATCAGCCATATTATTTAAATTTTGTTTCTATGTTTATAACGATAAATATATCCGTTTGAAAAATTTTTCTATTTACTTAAAAAATTAAAAACGGTATTCTTTAACTAGACTTCCTTTTTAAGTCCTCCAGCAGTAGAATATGTTCTTACTATATTATCTGGTTTATCTTTAAAATGTTTTTTCATTACTTCTATGTTCTTAGGGTCATCATCTGAAAAGCCTATAGATGGCTCACTAGGAATAAAGTTATTATTAACATCATTCTTTAAATACGCTCTTTTATTTAAAACTGCTGCTAATCCTTTAATATAAGATACAAAATCTTCCATTGCTTGGACCTTCGCCTCTTCAGGATTAACTGCCCCACCCTCATCTCCGAAAGAAACTGGATGGTACTTGTTGAGTTCTAAATAAGTTTTAATTAATTCTTCGTCACTCATCTCATCTTCATCTACAAACGTCCTATATTTTTTAAGGTTTTTAATAAGTTCATCTTTGCTTATCCCATTATAGTCATTTATAATATAATTATAAACCGCTTGTTTTAATGTATTTGGATTGTGACCCCTCGCTGTGATTATGGAAAACACCGAACCGTTATTGATAGCTTCTCTGAAATCATCAAACGCGGGACCTTCTTTTGCCCTCATCGCATCGATTAAGAAATCTTTATCACCCGCAGTTCTGAAATTTCTAAATGAATCCTCAGCAAACCCTACAATTGTCTCACCTTTATATTCAAAAGGTTCTTTACCTAAATGATGTCTGTGTTCTGCGAAGTCATCTGTTGACATACCTACTTCGTCACCATCCTCACTTTTAACCATGATTTTTGTCGGCATATGAACAATATTATCATCCCAATCGAATGCGTAATATTTCATATCTGGTGAACCTTCACCTTTAAATCCTTCTGTTAATTTATTTCTCATTTGGCTAAAGGGGGGATTTAGTCCCCCCATTATTTATTAAATATTTTCGAAAGAAGCTCCTGTCGGAGTAATGAAGAATTCAATGTCGATGAATTCTAACGCTTTCGTTGGTTTTAAGTAGATTTTTCCTACTAATGTGTTTCTGTCTAAGTCTTCAGGTGTTGAAGAAACTGTTACACGGAAATCGTATAAACCTCTGTCTCTTCTGATTGAATCTAAGATTGGGTTAACACTGTCTAAGAATTGTTGTCTAACGATTTGGTCGTTTTGTTCGAACAATAATCTTACAGCTACTGCTGAAATCAACTTACGAGCTTGAAGTAATAATCTTCTTACGTTCAATCTGTTAAGTGCTGAGTCAGCAACTTGTAACGTTTTGTTACCCCAAATTACAGTACCTACATCAGAGAAAGTTGCGATAGGGTTAATTCTACCTTGGTAAAGTGTGTCTCTATCTTCTTGAGTCAATTTAGTTCTCGCTTTGATAGAGTTTACAAGACCTCTTGTGTAACCCGCTGATGCGAACCATGGGAACGCTATGTTATCTGTTAACGCTAAGTTTCTACAAACTTCTCCTGTTGGTGGTAAGTAGATTTGTGTGTTGTTCACAGTATCTCTTACTAAAATCCATGGGTAGTAAGTTGCAGTGTAGTTAGAGTCAATTCCTGTATTATCTAAGTTATCAACCGCCTCTTGTGGGTAGATGATATCTAAAGAGTTAGTTCCATCTGGAGTGTACATTAAGTAGTCAGGAGTTGTTGCGATATACACAGAGTCAGCTCTTGAATATTGTACCATATCGATAGCTTCTTCAACAAGGTTTGAGTTGTTAACATAATCAATTGATGAAGTTGCGAACACGTTAATGTTTGTTGCTTCAGGATTACCAAATGTTAATATACCAAGTAAGTAAGCGTAATAATCGGTGTTAGCAAAATCTTGAGTATTATTAGCTACAACAATTCTCTTGAATAAACCTTGACCTGTCGCTGTTGGATATCTTGTAGAAGCTGATGCTCCCGCTAAATAACCTGATGAACCTAATTGGAATCTATCTTGGTTGGTTCTGAATTCTCTATAAACATCCCATCCGTCAAATCCACCCGCAAAACATAATGTATATTTTCTTGAGTATATGAAGTAATAAGGGTTCTCTTGAGTTTCAGGGTCGAATCTGAAATCCGCAACACCACACTCGAAAGCTGTTTGACCACTTGATAAGTATGAGTTTGCGATTGTAACCACAGTAGCACCTGAGTCCATGTGGAAACCTCTACTTAAATAGTTCCAAGCCTGGCCTTCAATAGGTAATGCTGAGTTAACCCAATTTATAGGGTTTTGTCTACCTTTATAAGTTAAGAATGATTCATCAATACCAAATTGACTTGAGAATCCTAAATAACTTCTTCTAACTATATCTCCCGCGGATTCAGTTGCGTTAGCGGTTGTTCCAAATGGAGGGTTATAAATAACCTCACCTGGGAAATAATATTTTGTTTTGAATTGTGGTACTGGTGAAATGTTCGCAGTTGATTCATATTCTCTTTGTGTGTATCCGTAGAATCCACAAGGAATAGCATCAATCGGAGCTTCATCAGCCAATTCAATCATTATAAATTTAGATATTAAAGCGTATTCACCATTTGATGAACCAATTTTCTTAGCAACAAAGTTGTTAGAACCTGGGTCCATATTACAGTTAGTGAATTTTTCAATAACAACAGGATTTGCATCCGTGTCAAAGAAGTTTCTTACTAACACATCAAAAGTCATATTGTTGAATGATAAGTTAGCAATAGAAACCTTAACCTCAACGTTCGCAGCATCTCCGTCAGAGATTGAAATGAATTTGAATAATTTGTAAACCTTATTACCTCTTAACTCAGATACTAAGAAAGGAGTTTCAGGTGATTGGTATTTTTCAACTTTGTAAGCGATTGATTGTGAGTTTTCACTTCTAGCATCTTCTAACGCAATTAACTCAGGATTGATACCTTTGATATATCCTTGGTTGTAAGCGTAAGCTAATGAACTTGGATAAATCTCTTCGACAAACAAAGGAACTTCGTTTCTTGTTTTTCCAAAGTTATCAACTCCTAATACTTTAGTTATGTATTTAGGTGATGCAGCAGACAATGATGTTTCAAATGAAAAGTTATCACCGTCTTTAGTAATACCTGATAATAAAAATCCTTCAAATGGTGAATCAGTTATACCTGAGTATTCTCCCGACGCAACTAATGTTACATCAGTAAGTCCACTAACTTCATAAACAGGTCCATGTTGACCAAGGTCTGCATTATTTGAATACAACGAAATACCTCTTGAACGTAAAGTTGCAATAACCATGTTATTGTACTCAGTGTAAGCTGTTCCTGTAAAACTAAATACTTCACCTGTAATTTGACCTGTAAAAGTACCATTATTATTATTAGTTAATGATGACACATTATAGTAGAATGAATATCCTGTATAATTGTTATTAACATTTGCGTCATTACTAAATGTTGCGTAGTACCAAGGGTCGTTAGCATCTGAACTTAAATCGTTAGTATCTAAATTATTAGATTCAGAACCAAAAACATTAAGTTGGTTTGAATATTGACTAACTAAATTCCAATAATCAGGTGATGGTATTGAGCCATAAAACGCGACTGTTGTTGCAGATAAAGATGGGGTGTCAATAATATTACTTAAATTACTATTGAAATCATCGTTATAGGTTGATGTACTACCATCAGATAATCTGTATTGGTTGTATAAATTAACTTGAATATCGTTAGGTAATGCTCCACCAACAAACTCAATAGTAGTACCTGATGTAGCACCTGTGAATGTTGTGTTGAATACCGTACCTCCCGTTGGGGCAATGATACCAATAGTTAATGGGTCAACGTTGGCAGTAACTCTAATACTCCAAGACGGACCCGCGTCATATCCTGACAAACCTAATACTCTTGTAACAAACAATTGGTTAGATTGTTGTAAGTATGACTTGGCAATGTATGCCGCCTCATATTTTGGAATTTGTGTGTTTACAAATTTTACTGGTTCTGTTCCACCAAAATACGCTTGGAACTCGTCGTAGTTAGTTATAAAAACAGGTTCGAATGCGGGTCCTTTAATTGTTTCCCCGACCAACCCTAAGGTTGTAACACCGACACTCTGTGCTACGAACGAAAGGTCCGTTTCAGATGTATATACTCCAGGTGATACAAAAACTTTTTGATTTGCTTGTGCTGTTGCCATTATTTAATTAATTCTATTGCAGATTTATTTTATTGATAAATATTCGTTACTAATACAAAAAACTTGACTTTTGAATATGTATTTGTAAACGGTATGAATAAATTCTACCTTTTTTCTACCTATGAAAGCAACTAAAGAAATTAAGAACATCAAAATTGACCCTGAAGTACACGAGATATTAAAAAAGTACTGTGAGAAACGTGGAATGAAGATTTACAAATTTTTAGAAAATTTGATAATAGAGAGGTGTAAAGAAAAGAAAGATATCTACGGAGAGAATTAAACTAAGATGTTATCAAACTTGATGTACGACTCTTGAGTATTGTCAGTTTTAATAACTTCGATTCTTAATTCATCATTCGTGGTAATTTGAATTTTTTGTACATCAGTACCATAATAGTCACCGTTGATATAGACATCGTATGATTCAACATTATCTGAACTAAGCCAAGTTAAGTTTGCGGTATACGCCACCACATCATTTAAAACATTGTTACCAACAACGTATAAAAAATTAGAAAGAAATTCGTCAGGATTTTCAGGAGATTTGTTTCTTCTCTTTTTAAATGTAGAAGTATCAAGTTCCATAACCTGAGCAACTCGAGCAATTGCAGGTTTAACTTCAAACTCTTCTTCGTCAATTAAATAACCTAACATTGTAAAGTCATAACTTTGAACATAATACTTTCTTGACTCCAAACTCATTTGAGATTCATCAGAAACATTGTTCATAATAATTGGAACGTATTGACCTTTAATAAACGTATATGCTTGTCTTGATGAGAATTTCTGCATAACCACTTTATTCAATTGGTTAAGTTCTCTCATTCTATTACAAATAATTTTAACACTGTAATTAATATCTACAGGAACAGGTTGAGGTATTGTATAGATATCCATACCTTGTTCATTACCATTCCATGTTGGAACCGAGGCATAGTAAAATTGTTTTCTATTTGGGATTGTATATTGTAATGAAGGATTAGTTCCGAACTTTACTTCAGGATTTCTCACTACGGTAATGAATGGTGGTGAAGGGTTATAATCTAAATCAACAAATAACGCAGTTTCTACGTACTGAGTCCAGTTTTGAGTTGTAATAATAATATCAACCATAGGTACAACTTTACCTGCAGTTATAACTTCTAAGTCTCCCTTAACAAAATCTAACATCCCCCTATCCAAATCGGCATGTAATACCGACTTAGGTAAGTAAGTTCCGTCTTCATTAATATATTCCAACAGCTGTTCCCTACGAGCAGACAACGTCTTCTTAGGGACTAATGGTAATGTTGGTTTAACTACGTTTCTTGGTAATGGCATTATTCTTTAACTACAAATAGTTTATTTTGTGAATTTATCATATCAACCTCTTTGGCGTTATATACAGGTTCTTCACTATCTTTATATATAAACGAATTATGTTTATACGGATTATAAGTTACAATCTTATCAGATGATGGAGATGGAATATCATCACAAGGGTACTCACAATAGTCTAATAATCTTCCAATAACAAAGGCGTGTACGTTCTTACTCTTTTGTTGTCGAACCCTTTCGTTCCCACCTTTTCTAACTCTAAACTCGACATCCCCTAATTTAACATAGTCAGCGTGTAATATTACTTTACTATCATATGTAACCGAGAAAGTGTGTTTATGTAAATTATAGTACACCATAACTTTTTTACCAATAAAGATAGAATCAAACTGAGACCCTGTTATGATTACTTTCATTATATTCCTCTAAATTCGTTTTCACTTACGTATGTTGCAATAATACTTCTATAGAAAGGTTTGTATCCACCATAAGTGTGTTTATTATCTGACTTAACATATCCGTCATCAGACACCACATAATATCTTACCCTGTCTTCTGTTTCATAATATCCAATATAATCACCTTGGAATATCTCAACACTCATATCATCAAGAGTTTTCTGATAAATAGAAAACTTCATATTACCAGGTTCTTGTTGTTCCACTTTAGAATTACCTAATAATTTATGTGCAGGTGCCATAACTTGAACTAAACCTTGTAATTCAATAGGTGCCAAGAATTGGATACCATCTTCGGTTACTTCACCATAAACGTCATCAGTTTTGGTTTTATACCTATCAACACGATACAATACTATGGTGAAGTTCATATCACCTAATAACCACTCCTCACCCATACCGATGTCGAGCGAATAATCCTCAGCTCCGAAGAACTTACCTAATCTTGTTATTGGGACTAATTTTTGCATATATTGATAAATACTCAAACATTAACTA